TTATATTTGTCGTACTGATACTTGAAACCAGAATCCATAATCGCAAATGAAGACGATGGAAGTGTATTACGGAATGTAACTACATCTTCTGCTTCTTTTCCTGGGAACGATGAGTTGTTGACAACATCTGTTCTTTCTGGTGAAAGTACAACCACGCAGTCTTTTCTTTGTTCTGCAAGGTTATTGATAAGATCAATTGCACGAGTTTGGTTTGCCCCTGAACCCAATACGAATGAAATATCAACATCTTCTGGATTATTGAATAAATCATAACCTGTCAGATAGTCACCGTTTGTTGGTAAAGCACCATCACGACCGTAAATTAAACTGTCGGTATTGGCAACATCTGCACCACCAAATGATGTGGTTGATAATCCACCCGCTCCTGTCAAAGAACCAGAGTGTGATGCGAAAAACACATACTCAGATGATTCGTTGATAACCAATGGGTAGTAAATTGAAGAACCTTGTGGATTCTTTGCATCTCTTGCCTTTGATACTGATTCATACACTTCAAGAACTGTATTTGCAGTGCCACTCCATTGACCGTTTTCATCAACTACAACCACATGTAATTGGTCACCGGAACCACCACGAGACTGTACATAAGCAGAAGTTCCTGGTGCAGAGTCTACTAAACGGAAGTATTCCCACTTACGAACAGTTGCATTTGATCGATGTGCACTATTACCATCGACAATAGTGTTACCTTGGTAGTTTGATTGTAATACGACTGCTGTGTCTGAGGAAATCGTCTTGACTTTGACCTCTTCACGGGCAGGTCCTAATACAAGAATGTCTCCAGAACGGAGTTGATTTGTAAAGAACGTACCATTTCCTGCCAGTGCAGTTGTGCCTGATGTGATTGATACGTTACCAGTGATTGCGTTTGAGAATGCAGTTGCGGTTGGGCAAATCGATACACGCAGTGAATTACCAAGTTCACCCGGATATCTTCCAATAAAAGGACCAACTCCAGAAATTGCAGCAGAACCACCTAATACAGTTGTAAGGAACCGATCATCATAATCATCTTCTGATTTGACTAAGGTATTTTGAGTATTTGCCGCATTTGTAATTGCGTTTCTTGCATTTTCTGCGGTTGATCCACCTTCGTTAACAACACGAGTCGTAAACAACTGATTACCATATGCCAAAAAATTAGCAGCAGTAAAGAAATCATCTGCTGTGTTTGCGTTTGGTCTTTGGAATGTTTTTACTAACTCATCTTCAGTCGTAATCAGTGCTCTTTCACCGACCGGACCCCAACGAAAATGACCTGCAATTGCTGCTTCGGTAGTACCGATTGCAGGAGTGACCGCAGAAAGGTCAATCTCACTGACGGTAATACCCGGAGATTTAGTGAATGCCATTATTTTTCTCCTCAGAGGTCTGTATTATTCATCTTTACACCGATATTTATAAATTACATCTTTTTTACCAACGATCAGTATCTATCGCCCAACTATCTTGTCTCCACATATCACCGTTATTATCAATGATAACTTCTTCAGTTCCATCATCGTAAAAACCAAAAGGAAGCATCTCTTGTTCTAGTTGTCTTGCCTTTTCTTCGGCAAGCAGTTTCCGAACATCTTGGTCTGTCATTTCCTTGAAATACTCTTGACGAATCAACCAAGAAAATAACACACAAGTCATTACTAAGTCGTCGTGAGCACCCTCTTCTGCCATAAAACTGTTGCGTCTAGAAACGAAAGATGCGAGTTCTTCAAGTGTATCAAAGTCCTCAATCAGTAATTTGTCGTTCTCAATGAGTTCTTTGAGTGAGTTACAACCAATTCTTTTGACTTGCTGTGTAGTCTTGACACCAATCTGTGAATTCTTTGCGAATCCACCACCCACTTTTTGACCACCCCGACCACGCACGGTGGTCATAATCATATTATCATACTCTAAGTCTCTATGTAATGTATCCGCAACTTGACCACCGATGTCATTGTTCTCAACTAGGACAAATGCGTCATTGTACTCTGTTGCGATACTACGAATAAGGTCTGGAAACACGGACGGTAGAATGTCTTTGTTTCGATATTTTGCCACCATCTTGTATGGAATAGTTGTCCCATCAAAGATTGTCAGTGCCGAATAGTCGAGTCCAATACCTCGTGCCGTATCTGCAATTGCAAAATAAATGTGATTGTTTACAGGAGGTTCAAATATATCCAAATCACCTCTTTTTTCTTTAGGTGGTATGAATGGCATTTGTCGGAGTTTCATTCCATTGATGAGTGTGTTGTTACTACCAATAAACTCACAGTCAAATTCTTGTCTGAACTGCTCTTCACTGGTGTTTTTGATAGTTTGATCACGCCACTTCTCATCACGACCAGGCACATCTTTCCAGTGAACCTCCAGTGTTTTGTATCCACTACGACCTTCAAGTGCATCAATCCACATCTTGTAAAAATGATTCATACCGTTTGGTGTAGAGACGATAATAACCTGTGAAGTGCTACCAGATGAAATCGTTGGATACACAGACGCAAAGAAGTCTTCTGCTAGATTTCTTGGAACAAATGCAAATTCGTCAAGAAAGATAAGGTTGTATGATCCACCCCGTACAGCAGACGATGATGTTGCTGCTGCAACAATCTTGGAACCATTCTCTAATTCCATAGACCCTTTATTCCACGAAACAATTCCTTGTTGCATCCACATTGGTAGGTTTTCGTATGCGAGTTGAATCCTATGTACCATTTCCCGTGCCAATGCACCTTTGTTTGCAAGGATTGCGATAGACTGACTGTCTGTAAATAGAATTCTCCATAGCATGTAGGCAACAACAGTTGTGGACTTGCCAGACTGACGAGGCATCTTTGTCAATACAAAACGGTTCTTAGTGAACAGATTCACCATATTTTCTTGGAATGGATACAAGTCAAATGGAACTAAACCACGGTCAACGTTAATAATCTTCACATATTTTTTTATGAAGTATACGATGTCCTTCGCACACTTGATATATTCTGCGACTTGTTCTTCAGTATATTCTACCTGAACCCCTGATTTTTTGAGATTGGGGTTCGCAAGATAAGTATCAGTCGTTGCCATTGTCTACCTTTACATCAATAATATTGCCATCTTCATCACGACGATTGATGAACTTCTGTAGTTCTGCCGTGCTACCCACAAACAGTGCATTGGTGACATTGTTGGTGACTCTGCCCTTTTCGTCTTGACGTAGTTTCTTTACTTTATTTTGGATTTCAAGTAAATCTTTGTTGGCATCAGACAGTGTTTTGACTAACTGTGACACTACCTCATAGGTTCGTGCTGACTCTGATGCCTTTGCAAGATGAACAAGTTCGTCCAATGCCGAACCACCTGCTTCAATAATCTGATACAAGTTCTGTCTGGCATAGGTGTAGTCATTTTCTATCTGTTGAGTTTCTGGAGGAACCTCTTTGGGTGGTTGGTCTTTGACAATTGCAGGAGATGGTGCTATACCTAGTGATTGTTCTATACTTGTCTCAAAGTTTGTTTTTTTATCATCATTCATCAGAATCCACACCCGCAGTCGGACTGTATGTTCGACCATCGGTAAAGAAGAAGAAGTCCTCTGCAATACCAAAGTCACTATTTGCACTAATCAAACTAGACGCAATGGATGCCGAACTGTTGGTAGTCGGAGACCCATTTGCAAACAAACCAGGAGTCACCACCACACGAGTTGACCGTGCGGTGTTTAAAGGAATATCGGTGTGTGTATCCACCTGAACACGTTTGATAACACCCGATGTCTGTACTGGACCCAAAATATAACCCTTCATCATAAAGTTAAGAGTATATACTAATGCTCTACGTTCTTCAAAACTACCTTCGTAGGCATCTTCCATCGTCACACTTTGTAATATGACAGGAATGTCAAATGTCAAATTCATTGTTGGAAGTAACTTGACAGACGGAGTAAAGTCTGGTGTAAAGAACGGTAAAATTTGTTCTATAATCTGTACACCATCGTCGGCATTCTTTACAAAGATTGACAACGCAAAGTCAATGTTGTATGGTGCGGAGTTAAATTGAGTTCGTAGGTTTTGATTACTGGTTCCAATCGCACGATTCTGTTGTGTTTTTGCTAACTTACGAGATGGGTCATAGGTCATCCCCGTCATCTCAAACCCGATACGAGGCAACTGAATTGCCACATCATTCTCTAAATCTGGGTTGGAGTTGATTCTAGCAAGGAACTTTTCTTTGGGACCATAGGCAATCGGTACTGCAATTGATTGAATGCGTGTACCCGCACTATTGAAACGTTGTACAATAATGTCATTGAATAGGTTGCCAAAAGTAATAACATACTTTCTCAACACTTGATGATAATATTGATTCCCAAACATTAGTATCTATCCACCTCTGAAAACGGACTTTGCTCACTGAAGTCAATAATACTTGCTGCTTGTGTGGTGAAGAATGTATTGTTTGCTTGACTGTCAGTAGTTTCAACTATGTATTCTTGCATTACCGAATCACCGTCTTCTGCCAATAGTGTGGTGTCGTCTTCAAGAGTCAACTCATTGAAGAGAATATCCAATGACAGTTCATCTTCAATCACATCAACACTTGCATCACCTGTATTAATACGCTCACTACTGTACTCAAAGAGTTCGCATCGCAAGTCATATGTCTGTAGTCGCCCCATCTGATAGAATACTGCTTCATGTTCTACAAACTTAATTTCAAATAGTTTATCTGTCAGAGGAAAATAAATCAAGTCCCCTTCATTCGGGCGATTGGCAGTGATAGTATAGTTATTCGCACCCGCAGTGCCTGACTCTAACATAAAACCAAAGGTGTTTGCGGTGTCGGTCAAAAACTGACGAGATGGGTTGTTCGCATCATACTCTTCGGTTTGGAGTTGATATCCAACCTCGTCTTGGAGTGACTCACCCCCACGCACTTGATCAAATCGTTTCTTTGCGATAGTCAGGGTTACTTGGTCTCGTATCTGAACTCCAAACTTTGAGAGAAAATCCCCCTCACCCTCAAATCCTTCTACATTCTTGATGTACATTTCAACAGGAACAGAGTCGTTAAAACTAGACAGTTTTGCTTCACCAAACAAATGATCTTGCTCAACCAGAGTGCGAGGAAGATATTTGACTTCGTGACCATACTGCTTGATGCTCTCGATAATCAAATCTTCAAGAACATCTTGCTCACGACTGTAGTTAAAATTGTTGAAATATTTGTTGGTGGGCATATCTTATCCCATAAAATCAGCAACTGGAAGTGAGTATGAACTAATCATCTCCTCTTCTAATTTATTGATTTCCTCTGTTGCCTCTTCCCATATTTTCTGCCCATTGAATGTGATACCACCGGGTAATTGCATCCCCTCAAACTTTTTCAGGTTTTCGCCCCACTGTCGCTTGATGAGTGCAGTAGCATATCGTCTCAACCAAATATCACCATACACTTCGGTAAATGTATCTGGGTCAAGAATACGATAGCATTCAATGATGAGAAACTCACCTGGGTTTTGCTCAAACAAACTATCTACACGCAGTTTATTGGTGTGACGAGAAAAACGGATTGGTTTCTTACCCACAAAGATTTCTTCAAGCATCTCAATATGACGCATCGCATTCACATACGGAACATAGGTTGTGCTAGTGAAGTCAAACAAGTCGTTGAGGTGAATTTGGTAGCGAATGTTGAATAGATTAGACGACTGAACTGCGTCACCGATGTCAAAGATATTGACGACACCAATCACCGCATCTGGCACTATAATTTCATCAGATGTAATTTCGTCTGCCGTAAGTTGGTGTTTGAGGAAGATTCGTTCAGTTCCATCAAAGTGATAGTCCTGATAGTATTCTAGTGCGTCATCAATGCGGTCATCGACTTGTTCATCATCAACATTGATGTCTACAACTGGCGAACCTAATCTTCTGAGACAATAATCTTTGAGTTGTTGTCTTGACGCTGGGACTGCCATTTGATTCTCCGATACATTTCTGTTCTATTTATATGTATCAGAGTGGGGTGGTTAGACTTGTTGACCTACAGACCTGAGTCGTGCTAGGGATAAATCACCAACATCAGTTGAATTATTATCTGAAACAAAAGGAAACTTATCAATCACGTTCCCATCAGTGGATGGTACTGGAGCAGTACCACCTGTTGTGTATCCTGATACAATAGATGACTGCCCTGCTAAAGAATATCTACCTTGTGTCAAATTGCCAACATCAGTAGCATTTACATCAACAGAGAATGGAAATTTATCAACTGTATCGACAACACCCGGTGTTGGTGGGGGGGTTCTATACCCCCCTGAGTTGTATCCAAATGTAGATGACGATTGACCAGATTGTGCGTTTCTTGCCTGTGTTAGATCACCGACATCTGATGCGTTTGTGTCTACTGAAAATGGAAATTTGTCAATAATATTTCGTCTTCCAGTTGATCCTGGGGAAGTGTAACCCCCAGAAGTATATCCAAAAGTATCTGAATTTTGTCCTGTGGGTGCTTGTCTTACTGCTGTCAAGTCACCAACATCTGTGGCATCACTGTCAGTCGCAAATGGGAACTTGTCAATAATATTTGTTTGACCTGATCCTGGTGTACCACCAGTAGAGTAACCACTTACTGATGAAGATTGTCCTGCCGCTTCTCTTCTCGCCTGTGTGACATCACCAACATCTGTTGCGTTGGCATCAACCGCAAAGGGGAACTTATCAATCGTATTGACTTGAGGTGGTGCATCACCGCCTGATGTGTAACCGTGTGTAGAAGATGATTGCCCTGCTGGATTTTGCCTTGCGGCAGTCAAATCACCAACATCAGTCGCATTATTATCTACACTGAATGAATGCTTATCAATTGTGTTGACACGAGTTGAAGGTGAAGTAAGTCCACCACTCGTATACCCACTCACACTACCCTGTGCTTGATGACCACTAACAATCCCCGCAGTGTTTGCCTGACCAGTAAACTCAATACCCGTGTCAGTTTCTCTGAACTTAAAGTTGCCGACCTGAATTGTTGTGGGGGTGATATTGATTGCCATTAGTTTTGTGCTCCCACTGAACTTGCAGTCGCCGCAAGCAAATCACCAACATCCTTCGCATTGACATCAGAGGAAAAAGGAATCTTATCAATTACAGTAGATTGAGAAGAGGGATCATTACCACCACTAGTATACTGGTTTGTAAGAGAAGACTGTGCAGATGCAAAATTTCTGGCGACAGTAAGGTTAGCAATATCTGTAGCATTAGTATCAGTTGCAAATGGTAATTTGTGAATTCTATCTACTTTAGTTCCTGCACCTGGATGACTGTAAGAACCACCCATTACATATGCATTGACTGATGATTGCCCACCTACGCATTGTCGTAAAGTTCGTGATAAATCACCAACATCGGTTGCATTAGCATCTACCGCAAATGGGTATTTGTCAATCGTATTACGCTCTGGATTCCAACCACCTGATGTATATCCATGAGTTCTAGAAGATGATCCAGCAGATAATACTCGTTCTTGGGTCAAATCTGCCACATTAGACGCATTTGTATCAGTAGCAAATGGGAACTTTTGAATATTGCCGGATGGTGAAGTGGGGTCGGGTGTACCTTGTGCATAACCATGAGTATCTGAACTACTTCCAGTGTGATCTTTGGAGGCAGCAATGAGATTACCAACATCAGATGCGTCAGCATCAAGAGCATATGGAAACTTTTCGATAGTATCTACTGTTGATGGCGATGCCCCACCAGAAAAATATCCATGTGTTTTAGATGAAGCACCTGATGCTTGTTGTCTTGCTTGTGTTAGGTTAGCAACATCAGTAGTATTATTGTCTACAGCAAAAGGAAACTTCTGAATTGTATTAGTGATACTTGGGGCGTATCCACCAGACGCATATCCAGAAATCTGACCTTGTACTCCTGGAGTTTTGCTATCAACAAACCTACGCTTGGCACGAATCTTACCATCAAAACTAAATCCCTCAGTATTTGAGGTGAGGGTAAAGTTCCCAAAGTGAATTGAGGTATTACTGATTCTGATGGACATGACTTTCCTTTAGATTAGGTCATCAACCAATTCTTTCAGCACACTATAAGCATCACGATCCATTCTGTTGAGTTTCTCCAACAAGTCAGTCAACTCGTTGACTTCCATCTCAACGAGTTTCTGTGCTAACATTCTTTCCATTATGTATTACCGTTCTTATGAGTTCTTTGTGACGAATGCGTCATACCAAGTTTCAGCAGTGGTTGTTACTTCTGTGTTTGACAACTCAACTGGTGTTTCATCTGGTTCGACACTTGTCATGTAAGCATGACCTTCAGTGTTGTGAATTGTCAACAGACGAGTAACAAACTCTGCTTTTGTCAGAGTTGTGACCGTATCAGGAACATAGTAGTCCCTAGCATCGTCAATCCAACCGATGTATGATTTGTCAATAGGTGACTGCCAATGCCCCCGATCACCAATGAACTCAGGTACTGCTCTACGAGTACCGCCTTCGATACGGTGCATCATGTACTCTGCGACTGCCATTATTCTTCCTCTCCGTTGTTCGTTAGGATGTTTTCAATACAGTATGTGTATTTATAACTATTCTTCTTCGTCATCATCACGCATTGTGTGTGGAAGTGCGAGTTTGTCTGTGTAAGACCAATCTTCGGATGGTTCTGGGTCATATCCCATCAGTTCCATACGCACATGGTCTACCTTGTGAACTTCGGCAAGTTCTTCAGTCAATTGGTCAACAAACGCAATCAGTTCACGGTTGTCCCAATGCTCTTGCTCTGCTTCGGACGCAACATACTTCTGAATGAGTTTCTGAAGTTTCATCGGATTGACACCGATTTGCTCCACATACTCCTGCTCACCCTTTGAGATGCATCCGTACTGACGCACATCACGAATGGACTGAACGATAGAACGTTTCAGGTGTGACTTGGTTTCTTCCTTTTCAACATCGTGTTCGTTGAAAGAGTTGACCTTACCCTTGAGTTGTTCGTAGATTTCATTGAGTGCCATAACATCTTTCATCGCACCTTCAATGTACTTGGTTCCCTCAACCATACCTTCTTTGAGTTCGGCAAGTTTGATTTTGAGGTCAACTTCACGCCAATAGTCAATGTCTGTGCTATTGACAAGTTCGTCTTCAATCTTACGAATCTTTGCTTCGTTCTTGACCTGTCGCCATTTTGCTTCGTTGAGTGCCGACTTCTTGCGAGCAATCTCTGCCGAAATCTGACGCATATTCTTCATCGGTGAATGGTACGAGAAGTTGATGTGCTTCCATGCCCACTGTGAGTGTGAGTGGTTCCAAATGCTTTCTAACTCACCCACATTTTCCAATGCTTGGTCTACGAGTTGTGTGTTCTCGTTGAGTGTGCGACCCCCAAACGATGGGAGATTGCCTGTCGTGCCCCGACCAAACACCATCGCATTTGGCACTTTCATCTTTGCGGGATCAGACACCATCAGATTGGTGTTGGTACGAATCTCCTCAAAGATAGCAAGTGGTTTATCTTGCTCTTCACTTTTCAACTGAAGTTCAGTCACTTTTTCGTTTGTCTTACTCGACATTATTTGAATCTCCTAGACCCATGTATCCAAATCACAAGAGCGAACCGTTCACCCTTGCTAATATCAGTCACTGTATGTGGCATATAGGACGGGAACAAACTCACCGAACCTCGTTCTAATATACCTGTTACTTCATTACAGTGGTCATTCACAATCAACTCACATCCTTCATAATCTGTGGGGTTAGAGAGTTGTGCCGTAAATGAAATCTTCCGTGTCGCAGGTTCACCCCGACCCGCATCAATGTGCCAATCGTAGTGCCCTTTGATTTCTTCATCACAAGTGTAATGAATCAACTGAAGAGAGTGCGTGATGCCAGTAATGTCATACTGAAAGTGTACCTTGTTGGCAACACCGACAATCTTCGCAACCTTTTCGTAGACCCACTTCCACTCATCATTATTCTCTATATTATATATGTCTGCTTTACGAATGTCTCTGGCAATACGAGAGTTGTCAGACGAACCACCGACAGACGCAGTGGATGGATAAGAGTCCCGTGCCACCTGAATGAGACGGTCACACTCTTGGGGTGTAAACATCAACTGTGGTAGATTCTCCGAAAAGATTGGGAAATATCCTGGGAAGAAGTCGTCTTCGCTTGGAATCAAAGTTGCATTCGTAATCGGATTCTTGACCGAAACATCCAACGGTTGTTGGGGTTGTGGTTGTGTCAGCATCTGCTTGGGTTGCTCTACTTCGGCATTGTTGCCTCGCAGATTGCCTTCGGTCTTATCCATACCGATGCCCTTACGACCGTCAAATGCGTGGTCTGCGAACGGTCCATCGGCATCCACATAGTGTAGGAATACCTGACAGTGCCAGTTGCCCTTGAATGGTTTTCTCCAGTGTAGGACTTCACATCCTTTGTAGGCAACCATTTCACCGACTTCCATTTGAACCATCGTTTCTTTTTGTTCGTCCATATAGATTGGCCAGGAGTGCTTGGCATCCCAACCTAATGTCAGTGTGGTTGAAATCTCGCACGATGGGCGGTCTTTGTGCTTCTTCAGCACATCACCCGGACGATAAATCCGTGCGTATGTATAGGTAGGAAGCAGTCGTTTACCGATTTGCTTACCAAGTGGTTCGGCAAACTTCATCATCAAACTATCAAATACCTCATCACCGTATACGGCATCCGATAGGGGGCATTGGTCATCTTTGACTAACGCACCCTTTTCGTTCAAACTAAACATATGCTGAACGAGTTCATCACACTGCTGTTTTGTTAGTGCATCTTTGAGTACGACATATCCATCTTTGTCAAATACTTCTTGGGGTGTCTTCATTTTTCACCTATATTAAAACTAATACTAATTCTTGGTTCGTCTGTTTGATTGGGTTCCACATAATGTTCTAACCAACTTGGAAACACAATACATGCCAATCGCTCTGGTTTGATACCATAGTTATTGTTTTTGATGACTGAATTGTGATTTCGGACCGATGGGTCAACCAAAATCAAACGACCACTGTTCTCTGGCACTTGACAGTAATAAACTCCAGAGAGGACACCTTCGTGCGTGTGGTGTGCGTTATAGTTGTATTTAGTGTTGATATTTGCCCACATTGACTGAATTTCCATTCTTTTTGGAGTGTACTGCTCAGTGATACTTTCCATCGTTTTTATCAAACTAGAACAGAACTCCCGAAAGATGGGATGTGTGTGTAAGTCGTCCTTTGACTGCCATCCTCCAAAGTTTGACTTGGTTTCGCTTGGAGTCGTTTGTGACAATTCTATAATGTAATCAGTGTAGTCAAATGTCTGATAGTTTGACTCACTGAAGATAAACCCCCAAACCGGGGTATGGAAAATGTTTTCCTGATTAGAGTGCATTACTAATCCATCCTGTGATAATCAATTTGTCATCAGTTGGAGAAGGGCATCCCTTGTGGAGATGAGTCCATCCTGTGGGAAAAATCAGAGTCAATCCCTTGACAGGTCTGAACTTCAAGTTCTGAAACATAAACTGTGTTTCGCCCCCTTCTTCAACAGTATTGAGATAAGTCATAAAGACCATCTCCCTGTATGGACTGTCACCGACAATACCTCTGTCACAATGAATTTTGTGATACGCACCACCGCCCTTTGGATACCACTGAATATTGATGTGTTCTCGTATCCGTAGCGGAGGACCAAATTCATCCAACCGAAAATAATGCTGATAACAGCGAACCACCTCATCTAATTGTGTTTGGTAATTCTTCAACACATAGTTAGGTGGCAAGGATATATCATACGACTCTTTTTTGCTTTTGTCAACACCTCCTGCGATGACTCCTTGATGTGGGTCAAGAACATTGAATGCTTGGATGACTTGATTACAGGCATCTTCACTAATCATTGCCTTCGCAACAAAGGTAGGTTGACCGTTGACATTGACGGGTTCAAACGAGCACATCAGGGTAAAATCCTTCATAGAACCATTTGTGGTTGGCAATTACCTTGTTGTGGAAACCTTCGGACAGAGAGCGTGTGGGTTCCTTCCAAGGCATCAATTGGGGTTGAGTGTGGTGGTCTGTGCGTTCTCTAAAGTATGCGTGGTCATGCTCAAATAAGTCGGACTGCTCGATGTGGTTCAAGTCGTGCTCGTAGTATGACAATCCCAGAAACGCATAGATGTTCTGTAGCATCCCGTGTGGGTCTTTAAGTAAATCTTCGTACCGTACAAACTTGACACGAGATGGGTCTTGCTTGTATATTTCCATCAGTCTTGGAAGTTCTTGATATAGTCCCGCAGAGAATGCATTGCCTTCCTTGAAGAAGTAGTCATATTTTTCTACTTCCATCATTGATGGATAGAGGTGTTGTGCGTCACCAAACGAGTGCAGTGCCTTGATTTTGGAGTTCACTCGCTCAAAACTTTCGATGATGTCTCGTATGTCACGCACACACGCAATCGTCTTGCTGTTCGGAAACAAATGATTAATGTCAGACCATCCTCTGTTCTTTGAGATGACGACAGGTTTGGATGTCAGTCCCTCAAACCAACCTTGAGACGCACCGTGGATGAGACCGTACATTGCGGCATCTGCTTGGTGTGTTGCCATTGCCTGAAAGCATTCACGAAACCGTGACTTGACAAGGATGTGGTCTTTGAGTAGAGTGGGGAGTGCACAAGTACCCGTAGTGAATACTTGGGGGTTTTGCTGTAGAATATTCATCAGCACGGTACTACCCGTTCGGGGTAGACCGCTACAGAAGTGGATTGTTTTCATACTATACTCACGAGTTGAAATAATGATATTATACTAGATTAGAAGAGTGGTGTCAAGTTATACTTGTTGACCTGCTACTGCATTTCTTGTCTGTGATAGATTTCCCACATCCGATGCATCAGTATCAACAGCAAAAGGAAACTTGTCAATCGTGTTGACACCTCCTGGTGCATCACCACCTGATGAGTATCCAGATACTGTTGATGATTGTCCTGCAAGGTCCTGTCTTGCCTGTGTTAGATCACCGACATCCCCTGCATTATTATCAGAGGCAAATGGAAACTTGTCGATTGTATTGGCTCGACCCGATGCATCACCACCTGATGAGTATCCTGATATCGATGAAGATTGCCCTATAAGTGCAATTCTTGCTTGTGATAAATCACCAACATCTATTGCATTAATATCTATAGAAAATGGAAACTTATCAATCGTGTTGACATTAGGTGGTGCAAAACCACCTGATGAGTATCCTGATACTGTTGATGACTGTCCTGCTACTTCTCGCCTTGCTTGTGTTAGATCACCAACATCTGTAGCATTTGTATCTACGGCAAATGGGAACTTATCAATTACATTAGTTTGTGGAGGAGCAAAACCGCCTGATGCGTACCCTGATATTGTTGATGACTGTCCTGCTAGTTGACTTCTTGTTTGTGTCAAATTACCAACATCAGTGGCATTTGTGTCTGATGAAAAGGGATACTTATCAATTGTGTCTAGACGACCTGGATCAAAACCACCCGATGTATATCCATTTTCTTGTGAGGATTGCCCTGTTACAGTATTCCTACTTTGGGACAAATTACCTACATCAGTGGCATTTGTGTCTGTTACAAATGGAAACTTATCAATTGTATCCACAGTTAGTGTTCCTGGTGGAGGTGATGGATTGGATACCCCACCACCACTCGTATACCCACTCACACTCCCCTGTGCTTGAGTCGCATCAACAAACTGACCGTTCGCAGTGAATGTTCCGTCGATATAAATTCCGTCAGCAGTGTTTTGTATGCTGAAATTTTTGAACTGTATCCCGTCACGATTGATTTTGATTGCCATCGTTACACCTGTTGTCCTGCTAAGTTTCTTCTTGCTACAGTCAAGTTTCCTACATCAGTTATAACATTATCAGTAGCAAATGGAAACTTTTGAATCGTGTCAGTTAGTGCTGGACTAGGAATCAAACCACCTGATGCATAACCATGAGTCGTTGAAGATTGACCAGTAGGTCCAAAATTAGGATTGAGTAACTCACCTACTAATGAAGACTGTACATTAGTGGCAAATGGAAATTTATCAATAGTGTCTACTGAGGGAGGAAAATCACCACCTGCTGAGTAACCATTTGTATCTGAAGACATTCCAGTTAGTCCAAATCGTACTCGTGTTAGACTTCCAACTGCGGTGGCATTCGTGTCTGAACTAAAAGGAAACTTATCAATTGTTGACCTTCTTCCTGGAATACTATCAACGTAACCTGCCGATACATATCCATCCGTTGATGATGAGTGCCCCGCAGAATCAGATGCTTGTGTAGAAAGGTCTCCTACATCAGTGGCATTACCGTCACTTAGAAATGAAAACTTATCTATTGTTTCAATTCTAGGAGGAGTATTCCCACCAGATGCATAACCATGTGTAGTTGAAGATTGACCTGATGTGGCAGTTCTGGTCTGTGATAAATCTCCCACATCAGTAGCATTACCACTTGATGCAAACGGAAATTTATCAATAATATTTGCTACAGCAGGACCAGTTCCACCAGATGTGTATCCATTAGTAGAAGAAGACTGCCCAGACACTTCAGTTCTTGCTTGTGTTAGATCACCATGATCTGTAGCATTACCATCTGATGTAAATGAAAATTTATCAATTACATTTGAATTTGCTGGGGCAAGTCCACCACTCGCAAATCCAGAAGTCTCACCTTGAAAATGTGAACCTGCATCCTCAAATATAAACTGATTATTGACCGTCAACTCATTGAAAGTCCCAGAAAAGGTATTGCTCGTAAAGATGTTGGTGTTGCCTACGGTGAAACCTGCCATTACCTTTGACTCCCCTCTTCAGAACCCCTTGTTCTGGCAGCAACTAAATCACCGACTCCAGATGCATTTTCACTATCAGAAGCATAAGGAAATCTTTCAATTGAACTAATTGCACTTGGATTTTTACCTCCGGCAACAAAACCGTGGGTTGTGGAAGATACACCATATGCTTGGTCTCGTCCATTGTTCAGTGAACCTACATTTGACGAATTTCCATCAGTAACAAAAGAAAACTTTTGATTGATGGTGTTGTAAGTCCCTGCCGGATGACTTCCACCTGTTGCCGCATACCCATGCGTTTCTGAAGATATTGATGCCGGACCTTTTACTGCTGTTCCTAAATCACCGACATCTCCACCATCTCCTATATCATTTACAAAAGAAAAACTTTCTATGACATTGGTGACTGCGGTTGATGGAGAAGTAACTAATGCCCCAGACATATATCCTTTAGTATCAGAAGAATGTCCACCATGCCTGTATCTACCTGGTGATGTCGTGTCGCCTGTTTTTACTGAGTTTGTATCAGATGCAAATGGAAATCTATCTATTTGTTGAGTAAACGATGGACCTAGATTACCTGACGCAGAATATCCATACGAATTCAATAAAGAGGAGTGACCACTTGGACTTTCTTTTGATTGACTGATATCACCGACATCTGATGCTCCAGCATCTGTAGCAAACGGAAACTTATCTATAACATTACTAGCACTAGGTCCGTCAGGTTGAAACCCTGCTGCTGTATATCCATGTGACTGCGACGACTGCATTGAGGGATCAATTTTCAATTGTGTCAAAACACCGACTTCAGTTGCATTGGTAGAAGAGGCAAATGGAAACTTTTGGATTGATGCTCTTGGTACAGTATCACCGCCAGCAATATACCCACTAATCGTCCCTTGGAACCGAAACTCCACCGATGGGTCTTCTGGCATTACAAGATACGCACCATTTGTAAATGTGGTGTTCGCAAAACGACCCCGTAGGTCATCGGTAATTACGATTGTGTTTGCGACTTTCAATGACATATCTTAGTCCTGTGCTCCTGCGTTTTGACCCCGTGCTTGCGTCAAATCTCCGACATCTGAAGCATTTGTGTCAATCGCAAATGGAAACCGTTGTATCATCGTCTTATAGAAACTATTTCCTGCCCCACCAGATATATATCCGTGTTCTCTAGAATTTTGCCCAGACACATAATATACCCCATCTACTGTATCACCAACATCCGTTGCGTTTGTGTCGCTACTAAATGGAAATTTGTCAATCACATTCAGCGTCACAAGTGGTGGGTTTTGAAAACCAGACAAAGTGTAACCATGCGATTTAGAAGAGTCACCAGTTGTGGCAGTTCTCAATACTGTCAAGTCACCAATATCTGATGCCGTTGTATTCGTATCAAATGCAAACTTTGTAATAGTGTTTAGTGTATTGGGGGTTGAGGGTGCTAAACCACCAGTGGCATATCCGTGCGTTTCAGAAGATTGTCCTGCATGGTCTTCGGTTGCGACTACTAAGTCACCGTGATCTGATGCAGTGACATTAGATGCAAAGTTATACTTTTCAACCGTATTCACTCTTGCGGGAGGTGGTTCAATACCACCAGATACAAACCCTTGAGTTGTTGAGGAATGCCCTGCTAGTTGTCTTCTATTTGCACCCAAATCACCGTGATCGGATGCAGTTGTGTTTGTTGCAAAGGGAAACTTATCAATTATGTTTAGATTGGCAGGTGATACGGGTGCAAAATAACCACCTGCCACGAACCCTTGAGTATCAGATGATGAACTTGTGTGTAAACGTTTCGGACCTTGAAGGTCACCGTGGTCTACCGCAGTGAGTTCGTTTGCGAATGGAAACTTGTCAATGACATTCGTTTCTACAGGAGGTGAACTTCCGTCATTACCACCCGCAGTAAATCCGGCAACAGTACCTTGCATCGGAGAGGTTGACTCTCGTGACACAAAGGGTGTTAATTGCACCGAAAAGTTATTGGCAACAATGGTGTTTGCGTTAAATATCGCACTACCTGTATTGTCAATAAAGGTGTTGCCGTTAACTTGAAATCCCACGGGTTAGTCTCCCGCTAACTCAAGTGCTTCCACTCGTCTTTGAAGTTCTTTGTTTGCCTCAACCAAATAGGCAATCAATCCCAAGTATTTGAGATACTTGACATCCTTGGTTTCGTCATGCTCAACCAACTCTGGTACAATCTTTTCAACCTCTTGTGCGATTAGACCGTATGCCCTTTCGCCATTCTCAATCCAATCAAAGGATACACCTTGGAGTTGGTTGATGACTGTGGTTGCGTCTGTCAATGCCTGAACATTCTGCTTGAGACGAACATCAGAAGTTGAGTTGAAGTCAACTGCGTTGA